CCTATTACACCTTGAATACCTTGTGAACCTGTGTAACCTATATTACCTTGATTTCCTTGATCGCCTTTTGATCCTGTGTAACCTAAATTTCCTTGATCGCCTTTTGAACCAGTGTAACCAATTACACCTTGAATACCTTGTGAACCTGTGTAACCTATAACACCTTGTGAACCAGAATAACCGATATCACCTTGTGAACCTGTGTAACCAAAATCACCTTGTGATCCTGTGTAACCAATTACACCTTGTGATCCTGTGTATCCACTTGATCCTGTGAAACCTTGAATACCTATAGCGCCATCTAAATTAACTTCCCAAGCGGAGTAAGTTCCTGTTCCTGTTTTTGTATTTTTATTAAATGTTAAAACACCTGTATTTTGTACATAAGAAACTACAATTGCATGTTGATAAGAACCTGGATTTGCAGTAGCGGCAAGAATAATACTTTGTCCTGGAGAATAATCAACATTAGTTGTAGTTAAAGTAACAGAATCGTTACCTGAAGTTCCTAATGTAAATGAACCTGTTGCAAATGTGTGATATGTATCACCATCAACACCGGCAGATCCAGTGTAACCTAAATCACCTTGTGATCCTGTGTAACCAATATCGCCTTTTGAACCTGTGTAACCGATATCACCTTTTGATCCTGTATAACCAATTACACCTTGTGAACCAGAATATCCTATATCGCCTTTTGATCCTGTGTAACCTAAATCTCCTTGAATACCTTGAGAACCTGTGTAACCTAAATTTCCTTGATCACCTTTTGATCCTGTGTAACCAATTACACCTTGAATACCTTGTGAACCTACGTAACCAACGTTACCTTGATTTCCTTGATCACCTTTTGATCCTGTGTAACCTAAATCTCCTTGAATACCTTGCGAACCAGAATATCCTATATCGCCTTTAGATCCTGTGTAACCTAAATTTCCTTGATCACCTTTTGATCCTGTGTAACCTAAATTTCCTTGAATACCTTGATCACCTTGTGAACCTGTAAATCCAATTACGCCTTGTGATCCTGTGTAACCTATAACACCTTGAATACCTTGTGAACCTGCGTAACCTAAATTTCCTTGATCACCTTTTGATCCTGTAAATCCAATTACACCTTGTGAACCAGAATAACCAATTACACCTTGTGATCCTGTGTAACCAAAATCTCCTTGAATACCTTGGCTACCTGTGTAACCTCTTGAGCCAGAATAACCTATATCACCTTTTGATCCTGTGTAACCTAAATTTCCTTGTGATCCTGCATAACCATCATTACCTTGAGGACCTTGTATGCCGGCAGCACCTGATAAATCTGAAACATAAGAGTAAGCTGATCCTGTCCATAAATATAATCTTCCATCTTCAGCATTCTCAACATCATTTGTGTTAATGATAGCAAATTCTCCAGCAACAATTGCTGTTGGCGAAGTGTCTGCTGTTAAAGCCGCAACTGAAGCATAAATTTTTGCAATATTAAATCCAAGTCCTGTATCTCCTTTTGATCCAGTATAACCTAAATCACCTTTTGAACCAGAATATCCTATATCACCTTTTGATCCTGTGTAACCTAAATCTCCTTGAATACCTTGTGAACCAGAATAACCTTGAATACCTTGATCGCCTTTTGATCCTGTATAACCTAAATTTCCTTGAATACCTTGTGAACCAGAATATCCTATATCACCTTTAGATCCTACGTAACCAACGTTACCTTGAATACCTTGTGAACCAGTATAACCTAATGAACCTGTATAACCGATATCACCTTGTGAACCTGTGTAACCTAAGTTACCTTGATTTCCTTGAATACCTTGTGAACCTACGTAACCAACGTTACCTTGATTTCCTTGAATACCTTGTGAACCTGTATATCCTAAATCACCTTTTGAACCAACAAAACCTGTTGTTCCTTGAGAACCAGTGTAACCGATATCACCTTGTGAACCAGTGTAACCTGCTACAGTTGTTTGTAATTGCCAAGCGTTTCCATTCCATAACCAAGTACGATTACCTAATGTATATGTAGTTACATTTGGTGTTAAACCTGTTGAAGGGAAATTTATAGCTGGCATTAATTCTCTCTAATTAATTTGTTATTCTTGTTATTATTTATAAAAGTTTTATCTTTCATGTAATTATTTTTTTTAATTAAATATAATCAATAGAAACAGCATTAACAGCATGCGATCCTACAGCTGCACCTGACCAAGCTCCTACAAATATATATTTTCCTGTAGGCGACCAAGACGTAATATCTAATGAATTTATTAAAACACCTTGATGATATACAAAAGCATATCGAGTAGATGAAATTGTCCTTAATACTAATTTTAATGAAACCCAAGAATCTTCATAAGTCAATCCAGCTATATAATCAGTTTCACTTCCATTGGCTGTACCATTTTTATAAAATTGTGTTTTGTTTGTATTTGTTTTATACCAAAACGATAAACTATTATTAGTAACTGTATAAGGTTGAGAATTTGAAAAAGCATTTGTACCTCCTATACCAAAAGAAATGCCGTCAGCACCAGATTGATAAAAAGAAATATCTAAACTTAAATCTTTAGTAAAATCTATATCTGTTAAATTCCAAACAACTCTACCATTTTGAGTTGCGCCTGTATCTGTTAATACAACACCAATTGAAGTGTTAGAAAAAGTTGCATTAGAACCTGCTATTGTACCTGTTGTTGTTCCACCTGTTGTAGGTGTTCCATCAGCTGGAGCAGACCAACTAAATTTTCTTCCTAAATTTGCTATTCCTGATTCTCCTTGTGAACCTGTAAAACCTATAGGCCCTCTTACACCCACATTTGAATCTTCAACCCACTGATTTGAATCTCCATCAGTAATATAAAAATATTGTATACCTGTAGCAGAATCAATCCAAATATCTCCGTAATCAGGACTTCCTGGAGGAGTTGTTGAAGTTGTGATTTGTAATTGGCCTTTTGAACCTGTGTAACCAACTGACCCAGAATAACCTGTTGAACCTGGAGTACCTATTGATCCAGTATAACCTAAATTTCCTTGTGAACCTGTATAACCAGCACCGGCTGATCCTGTATAACCAGCAACTGTTGAAGCCGATCCTGTGTATCCTAAATTTCCTTGATCGCCTTTTGATCCTGTGTAACCAACTATACCTTGTGAACCTGTGTAACCATCACCAACAGCAGACACCTGAGAATCAACATACGCTTTTGTAGCAGCATCTTGATCAGAAGAAGGATCTGTTACGTTTATAATTCTACTTGTATTAACATCTACAACTCCTGCTCCTGGAGGATCAAGTATAATATTTCCTGAAGTTGCTGAAATTGTATTTGTGTTAAATGTAATATTTCCTGTATTAGCAGCGCCTGCTGATCCAGTATAACCAATAGTACCTTGTGAACCTGTGTAACCAGTGCCTGTGGAGCCTGTGTAACCAACTCCTGCTGAACCGGTAAATCCTAAAGAACCTGTGTACCCGTCTCTACCAATTGTTCCATCAGTACCTTTTGATCCTGTATAACCAACTCCAGCCGATCCTGTGTAACCTAAACTTCCTGTAAATCCTGTTGAACCTTGAGAACCTGTATAGCCGTTTCCAGTTCCACCAGATCCTGTATAACCTATTTGTCCTTGTGAACCTGTGTAACCTAAACTACCTGAATATCCTTGTGAACCTGTGTAACCATTTCCAGTTCCACCAGATCCTGTATAACCTTGTGATCCTGTGTAACCTATTGATCCACTAGCTCTTGAAGGAAGTGTTACTTTTACTTGTTGTGTGGGTCCTTTTATTATGGCCATCTATAATTTACATTTAATTCTATTTGATTGACAATACAGTTACATTATGTTATAGTATATTTATAAATAATTATAACTTTATAACAATTTTTTTAAAATGATTTCTATAGCGATTATTGACATTATTGGATTGACCTATGATGGTGATACCTTAAATAAAAGAGGTCTAGGTGGATCAGAATCAGCCGTTATTTTACTTGCAAAAGAACTAGCTAAAAAGAATTTCAAAGTAACAGTATTTAATAACTGCATAGATAAAGAATCTAAAGAAGGAATATTTGATAATGTTCAATATATTGATCATACTATATTAGATTATAAAAACGATTTTAATTTTGATGTTGTTATATCTTCCAGAACAGTAATACCTTTTGTACCCGAACAGTTATATAGTCAATTTGAACGTTTTAAACCTCAAAGATATTCTAAAATAAAAGCTAATGCTAAACTAAAAGCCATGTGGATGCACGATACATTTTCAATGTATGGTGATCATATATTAGAAGATATGCTGGTACATGGTGATTTAGATGAAATATTTACACTTTCAGATTTTCATACGTCTTATGTTACAAATTGTGATCATGGAAGAAAAAGAAACTTTGAAGTATTAAAGAAAAAAGTTTTTATGACACGTAACGGTATTATATATTATAAAAACGAAGTAGATATAAGAAAAAAAGATCCTTATCTATATGTTTACAATGCTTCTGTTACAAAAGGCATGTTGCCTCTGGTTGAGAATATGTGGGAAAGAATTAAACAAAATATACCTCAAGCTAAATTAAAAGTAATTGGTGGATATTATAGATTTAGAGAAAATGCTGCTCCCGATGAACAAGAAAAAAAATGGAGAGAATTGGTTGCTGATGAAAAATATAAAAAACTAGATGTAGAGTTTACTGGTATTATTAAACAATCAGAAATAGCAGAATTAATGGCCAAAGCAAGTTTCATGTTATTTCCTGGTGCATTTCCTGAAACATTTGGTATTTCAACGTTGGAATCTATTGCTTACAATACTCCTTTAATTACAACTCGTTTTGGTGCATTAGAAGAAACGGCCGTTGAACAGGCCTGCTATTTAATGGATTATGCAATTGAACCAAATAGTCTTTTTAGATTTATCGACAAAAAGCAACAAGAAGATAAATTTGTAAATATGGTTTTAAGAGCAAATGTTGATAGATATCTACATCAACAAAAAATGTATGCTTGTAATATTATAAAAGATATTGTAGGTTGGGATTCTGTTGCATTACAATGGAAACAACATATCTATAAAAAATTAGGCGCATACCTTTCAAAAGAAGAATATAAACAAGTAAGTTATATTAATGCAAGAGTTAAAACTGTGTTTGGTAGAAGATTTGAAAATTATGAAGAAAATTATATACCTAGAAACACTCAACAAAAAATGATTATAGTTACACCTGCATATAATGCCAGTCAATATATTGAAACATGTATTAAGTCTGTTATTACACAAGATTATGATAATTACTTAATGATTGTTATTGATGATTGTTCTACAGACAATACTTATGATATTGCTAAAAGATATGAAAGTGATAAAGTAATCGTAATTAAAAATACAGAAAATAAAGGTGCAGTGAGAAATCAAATAGAAGCTATAATTAAATATTCTCAAATGGACAATATTGTAATGTTCTTAGACGGAGACGATTCTCTAGTAAACGACAATCAAATATTTCATTTTTACAATAATCTTTATGATGGTACAACTGAATTTACTTATGGTTCATGTTATTCAATGGTAGATAAAATACCTTTGATATCTCAAAATTATTTACAAGAAACTAAAAAAGAAAAGAAATATAGACAATATAAATTTAATTGGAATATGCCTTATACTCATTTAAGAACATTTAAAGCATATCTATTGCATAATGTAAATGATGGAAATTTTAAAGATGAAAAAGGAAATTGGTACAAAGCAGGTGGTGATGGTTCTATATTCTATACAGTAATAGAAAAAGCAGATCCAAACAAAATTAAAGTAGTACAAGATATATTTTATAATTATAATGATATGAGTTCATTAAATGATTATAAAGTAAATTCAACAGAACAAACTAAAAATGCAAATAGGATATTAACACAATGAAAACAATATTAATAGGAATACCTACAAACAAATATATTGAACCAGAAACAATGAGAGCAATATATAATCTTGAAGTTCCTGAGGGCTATAAAACCCAATTTCAATTTTTTTATGGTTATCAAGTAGATCAAATAAGAAATCTTATCGCTCATTGGGCAACTCATTACGACTATTTGTTTTCTGTAGATAGTGATATTGTATTTGCACCAGATACTCTTAAAAAACTTTTAAGTCATAATGTAGATATGGTATCGGGTTTATATAGACAAAGACACCACGATAGACATGTTATAGAAATATATGAGAAGAACCAATTTGGTGGTTGTTCAAATATACCTTATGAAAATATTAAAAACGTTCCTTTCTTAGAAATAGAAGCAGCTGGTATGGGCTGTGTTCTAATTAAATCGGAAGTTTTTAAAACTATAGGTTATCCTCAATATGTTTACCATTCAGCTTTAGATCATAAAAATACAGTATCAGAAGATGTAGATTTTTGTAGAAAAGCAAAGATTAGAGGATTTAAAATATTCGCTGATACAACAGTGCTTTGTGATCATATTGGTGCTAATACATTTAAAATTACAGATGTTATCAATAAGGAAAAACCTGCAACATTTAATGGCGATAGCCATGAATATGAATCTTTAGAAGAAGCAGTTAAGTTATTAAAAAATCCTACAGGAGCTACGGTTGAAATTGGCGTAAGACTTGGAATGGGAAGTAAGATTATTATAGATTCATTTAGAAAATATCATCCACAAGTAAAACTAAATCATTTAGGTATTGACCCTTATGGAAATATTGTTTATGCTTATTCAGATGAAGCACCACAAACTAAATGTGATTACACAAACGATATGAAAAAAGAAGCACTATTAAACTTTACAAAAGATTATCCTGAATTTCATCTTGTTTGTTTAGAAGATACAGAATTTTTCAAAAGATACGGAGATGGTTATCCTGTATATAATGAAGTTAAAAAATTAATAACCGAATACGATTTGGTGCATTTTGACGGGCCACACGATACAATTAGTGTTATGGAAGAAGTTGAATTTTTTATGCTTAGAAAAGCGAATGATAGTGTTTTTATATTTGATGATGTTACTACGTATGATATTAAAAAAATAGGTGAGTACTTAATAGAAAACGGTTTTAAAGAAATTAAAACTGGCAATAATAAAGCTATATTTAAATACGAATCTTAAACTATACCTGAAACAGAAGGAAACACAGTAATCATACCTTCAACAACACGTGTTACATCGCCAGTTGCTGTTTCTGTTATGTGAACATCATAAACCCAACGGCCTTCTTCTAGTTGAATGGTGTCAGCAGGATCTAAACTTATACTTACGATACCATCATTTTCATAAACAGTAATATCAAAATAAACTCTAGGATATGTTTCGGAATATCCTTTAGTCATTTTTGCTTCAGCCGTATATCCTACTAAACTGAATACACTGCCATCATCAGTTAAAACATCAACATCACTGGAGAAAGTTGCACCTGCGTCTATTGTTAAATTTGCTATAGCTGCCATTTTATTAGTAAGTTACGAATTGAATTACGTCTGTTGGTAGAGCTCCTGGACTATTTAATACAACAGTTGCTTGATCGTTTGCTGTAAAGTCTCTTCCACCACCAACTAGTTTAATTCCGTTCAAATACACAGCAACGTTACTATAAACATAAGTTACGTTGAAACTAGTTTGATAGGTACTTGCTACACAAGTTAATCCTACCGTAGTACCAGCAGTTGTTACAAGAACTGCACCACCATCTACCATTGAATTTCTTAAATTTTTAGTTGATAATTTAAATGTTGTTGATCCATTTGTTTCTATAATGTAATAAGTTTTAGGAGAAGAATAATCTGTAATAGATCCTGTACCCGTAAGTGTACCACTGATAGTTATTGTTTGATCAACAACTAATGTTCTGCCAGGATTATTACAAGAAAAATTTCCTATTGTATCTGTAATTTGAACGTTGTTTAATGTAATATTAACATTTGAAGGGGTTATCGTTGTTTCACTAACAATAGCTCCTGAAAAAGTTTTTGTATCTACGTATTCTTTTGTTGCAAGAGAATCAGCAGCAAATCCTGCTCTATCTTTATAACCAGAAGGAACTTTTACAGTTGATGTGCCTTTTGGTACTAAATTTAAAACTATATTACTATCTGTTCCTGTAGCAGATATTGAAGGACCAGAACCTGTGATTGAGTTTGTAACCGATAATTGATTTACAGAAGAAGCTGTTGTAATAAATTTAATTTGTGCATTACCATTATCATCAGCAATGTAACCATTATTTAATAATTTTGGTGTTGTTAAAATTGGTGAACCTAAAGTTGGAGCTGTGTCAAATACAAATTTTCCTGTTCCTGTAGCACCAGTAGAAGTTATTCCTTCAACAGTAGGATGTCCTCCGATTGTTGGACCTGTTGATAAAACAACAGTAGCACCAGAACCAGTATAACCAGTAATAGAATTTCCGTTTACTTTAAATACGTTACCTGTTGCGGCAGTATCATAAGTTTTATTAGTTAATGTATCTGTAGTTGCTTTACCTAGTAAAGTATCAGTTGCTAAAGGTAATGTAACAGTATTTGCACCACTATTTGTTAAAATAGTAGCAATCTTAGGAGTTGTTAAAGTTTTATTAGTTACGGTTTGTGTTCCTGTTAAAGTAACTTCTTCTGCTTTAATTTCGTTAACGGCTCCTACCAAATTAGTAGCAGTAGATGTTAATGTAGCAGGATCGCCAATATCGTTTGTAGATAAACTATTAAACGTAGTTCTAAACGTTTCTAGTGTATCAGTTGTAAGTACGGTTTTAGCAGTCATTATTTTTTAACCATTTCCTTTAATAAAGCTTTGATTTCATGTAATTCTTGTTTTAATAAATTAACATCTTTAATAACATTTCTTATATTATCGCCTTGTTGTTCACGTGATTTAATTCTATTAATATAAAGTTGATAATCATTTTTAGAAGTATTAATAATAGCATTTGATCTTGAATCTCTTGCTAGATAATCATATCCTTCTACTTTTAATTTCATAAAACCTTTATAATGCTAAAGCAATTCCTCTTAAATCTTTAACAAGAGGAGGATATGCTGAGTTAGTTCCTTTTAATACCACTTTAATTTGAAATGCCGTAAATCCTGTAATATTATTATCTGAATATTTGTATTCTTTAAAAGTAGAATCATCTTGAGCAGGAGTTACAGACAAATCAGAAGATCCATCTGTATTAAACGGTGTCCACGCTAAATCGTTTACGTTTCTAACTTCCGAAGAACTTGTAACTCTGTAATATACCTTAACAGATGATGACGTTCTAACGTTTGCAGTAATTCTTAAATCAATTGCTGTTGAAATATTTTCTAATACAATTGGTTTAGTTACGTAAATTCCTGACGAAGAAGAACCTGTAGGAGCAGTATCTTCAATAAAATTTGGTGTATTACCAGACGTTGGTTGATTCAATCTATTTTGAACAGCGATCATACTCATTCTTGATGTATCAATAACTGGAGAAACCTTAGTATTTGTTGTTAATAAAGTTAAATTAGTATATAAAGATTTGTAACCACCCATACTATTAGTTTCATTTATTTGACTTGCTACCATTTGAGGAGATGTAAAGTAAATATTATTTCCTGAAGTTATACTTAAAGCATTAGATACGGTTGTTGTTACAAATTCAGATTCAGATCCATGAATTGATTTTCCTGTAGTTGTTAACATGTTATAATTAATAGTTGTACCGGGAACAGTTAAAGTTTGTATGCTTAAATTTGCTACATCAAATAATCTATTTTGGGTTGCTGTTACCACAGTTCCACCAACATCACCAGATGCAGTCGCTGTGCCAGCAGTTGTAATATCATAACTATCTAAAGTTACGTTTGAAATGCTTGTATATGTTCCATTTATTGCTGTATGTGCAATACCATTATAAGTTCCTGCTGGAACCCCTGCAATTGTAACACTATTGTTTAATCCGTGCATACCATGGTTTCTATGAAATACTCTAATAACACCTGAACTGTTTGTTGTTCTTAATGGGTTATTTGGTAATGTTCTTAAAGGTACAACACCATTTACTAATGTAACTGTACCTGTTGTGTTTTCAAATTCTGCTCTATTGATTTTAAATTTAATATCTGTTGTTTGATCTGCTGTCCATGTTGAACCGTTTTGCGATTTGAAATATACACCAGCATAAGGGTTTACGGATATTGTTCTATCCGAACCTATTTGAGTTTTACCTATAGTTGCAACAAAAGCATTATAACTATTTGAATTGCTTAATAAACAGAAAGAGTATTCTGTTTTCTCTTGTAAATAAACAGGAGAAGGGAAACTAAATTTAGTAGCTATAGTAGCATCATCAGAAATATTTACAGAACTTGGATTTAATACAACTTCACCAAATGGCACAATACTTCTTGAAGGATAACCATTTACAACTTCTCTGATTTGTAATGTTACAGGTATATTTACATCTTTTGATTTAAAGAAAATATCAACAGAAGTTGCAAAAATTCCTCCAGAATCATCTACTAAAAATGTTTGTGCAATAGGATCAATCCATCCAATAACTTCGGTAGTTGTTCTTGTAGATGTTCTAACAATGTTTTGATTATCTGTTACTGTTTGTCTTGCTAATGTAGATTCTCTTGTAGATATTATAGTATTTTGAACAGTGTTTAATAAACCTTGAGCATTATAATCACCTTCAGCTGAAGTTTCCACATTTGTGTCGCCATTAGTTGAATTTGTTGTTAAACGAAATATTTTTTTACCAGTTCTCCATCTAGGATTTGAATCTACAGTAGGATCTGGAATAGTAAAAGAACCTGAAAGAGCGCCGTTATCATCTGATACTAAATTGCCACCTAAAGAACCACCTGTAGGTGTTACATAAGAAGTAATAGCAACATTATCAAAGAAAGGATAAACTTTTGTATTTGGTTTTAATCTTGTAGCAGTAAAATTGATGGTTCTACTTCTAACAAAAGGAACAAAAGCAACACTCAATACTTTATCGCCTAAAGATGTTTGTACTATTTGAGGAACTAATGCACTTCTAATACCTGTTCTTGTTTGTGATACTTGTTGTGCAGTTGTAGTTATTACATCTCGTACAATAGCTCTACGTCCTCCTCCACCACCATCTCTGCCACCAGAAACCGTAGTAGATTCAACAGAAGTTCCTGTCCACGTGTCTTGCCATTCATTCCATATAGTATCAATTTCAACACTTGCTAAATTAGGGTTGCCCAAAGTATTCAAAAGAGTATCATAAGAACCTTGTTGATTAACTATTAAATCAGGAACTCTATTTGTTTCTTTCCACTCATCGCTAGGAGGATCTAAAGTAACAGAGCCTGCCCATGTAAATACGCTAAATGGATTTACATTTTCATAATGACTTGCATAAGACTGTTCAATAGAAGAAACTTCAGTATAAGGTAAAGTAATTAATGCACCTGTTTTTTTATAGTTAGAATTTGATCTTATAGAATCTGTAATTGCACTTCCATCATTTGCCGCTTCTATAAATTGAACAGACTCAGAATTAAACATAGGTCTCATAATACCGTTTGACATATCCATAGCAACTTTATAATCTAAATTTGTAGGATCGCCAACTCCATGACCTGTCATATTATCTACAATAAATCCATTTTTAAATCTTTCAAATCCTTGTGCATCTTGTATTTGTAAATTTTGAGTTTGTGTCTCTAATAGAGATAATTGAGTGTAGTATTCTACATTTGAAATTCTTGTTTCTAAACGACCAATGTCTCTCATTGTATATCGTTTATTATCTACTTTCTTAATTAATAAATCATTAGTGTCTAAAGTATAAGGATTTAAAAATACAGTTGCTAATTGCATAGCATTATCTAAGTTTTTAGGTAATTGAGGTGATAAAGAACTTGCACCTTTTACAACTTTAAAATTACCAAGGTTATCTAAGAATATTTTATCTACTCTTGGTAAATAATATTCAAAATCAGAAGTTATATCTGAGTTAAATTGTATAACATCAATTACTGAAGATCCTGTTCCACTATATTGTCTATCTTGTGTTGCACTTCTTATAGTAGAAGCTTCATCAACTCTTGGTCTAAAATCTAAACAATCTCTAAGGTCATAAGAAACACCTGACGTATCAGAAGTATAAGAAGGTATGCTTGTGTAATCTATTGAATAAGAATCTACGTCAAAATAATCTCCTGAACCATGTGAAAAATAATTAAAATTAATTAATAAACGGCCAGTAGGCGTTAAGGCGCCAGAATTTATTTTAAGTCTTCCTATATCATAAAAATTATCTCTTTGTCCTGTATCTAAAGTAAATCTATTTGTAATATTTGTATGGCTTGTAGTAGCTGGTGTACTAAAATCAGGAGACATATAAACTGAATTAATTTGATAAACGTCTGCTTTCCCTAAACCAATTAAACCAGATTCAATAGTTGATTGAGATGAAACAGAAATTGTAGAACCAGTATTTAATGTTTTTGTTTTAGAATTTGCAACTCCTCTTGAAACTGTGGCAAGTATTTTAATTTTAGCAGTACCATAAGCACTACCAAAATCTAATGTTAATGTTTTTCCTGTTGGAGAACCACCCAATACAAATATTGGGTTACCATTGCCATTATTGCCAGATATACTTAAAACGTTACCTGCAACAGCAGAACCACTTGTAGTCATTACAGAAACAATAAAATCTTTTTCAGCAGCACCAGTAAATATTTCGTTTGTTCCTGCTGTTATTGTAGCAGCACCGTTTGATAAATTTGCCGTATAGTTTCTTCTTACATAAAAATTTGTATCTGACAGATTTGAATTTTTAGCTGTCTTTTGTGTTTTAATTCTAGTATAAGGTAATTTAAATATAGAAGTATTTTTATTTCCTCCTTGTAAAAAACTTCTAAGTCTAACAGCTGTTGTTTTTGTAGATACATCGCCAGCGCCCACGGCAATAGAAAGTTGTAAACTTGTATTTGACTGTATAGATTCTACAATTCTTGTAATTGAAGTTCCAGCATCTGTAGTAAATATAATAGAATCTCCTATTGTTAATTCTGTATTAAATAAAGAACCGAATCCTGTTACAGTTGTTCCATTATTTGCAATTGATATTTGTCCATATATTTGATAATTATCTCCAAAACTTGCATCAGTTGATGTATTGGCAGTAAATGTAGGAGAACCTGACATACCAATTTGTTTAACTTGATTAAAATTGAACGATTGTACGCCATTAAATCCTACAGCATTTCTTTGTATAACACCTGTTACAGCGGATGTTGCACCTGTAATTGTTTCTCCAGCTGAAAATGTACCAATAACGTTATTAAGAACTATAACACCATGAATTGCTGTACCACCTGAAGTATAAGTTGTATAACCTGTAGTATCTATTTTAGTTAAACCATCAACATCATATAATTCAAAAGTATCTGTTTCAGGATTTCTTACAGTGTAAACATTACTGTTTAATTGTGTCATACCACCAACACTTGAAATTGTAACTTGTTGTCCTTCTTTAAACGTGTGTGCAGTTGCTGTTACAACACCTGGATTTGCTTTTGTAACTGCTGATATAGTTGCTGACTTAGTAGATGTAATAGATTGTTTATAACCATAAGCACCAGAAGTTACTCCTATAATTTTTTCTCCATCAGTAAATGATGGTGCAGTTGTTACGTTTAAATGTGTAAACATTTCAATATCAAATAAATATTGTTTGTAAACAGCTGATGTTAAACTCGAACTAGATAATATAAAACTACTCGCTACACCGTTATTTAATTCAAAACCTTTTGATTTAGCTCTGCCAATTTGAGGCACTTTAGCACCTGTAGTTGATTGTTGAGTTCCTCTGACTGCTGTTGCAGTGTCAAATAAGTTTATATTCTTAAATGCTTCTGTATCGCCGGAAACATATCCAATATCTGGTGTACCATAAACGTTTGTAACATTAACATAGTTTTGAACATCAAATCTTGTTCTAAAATTGCTTTCTGTATCGTAATCTCTAGCTTTATCTACTTCAACATAATTAGTACCAATTTTTTCAATCTCATATCCTTTTACGTATGCTTTTCCCGGAGATAATCCTAACGCTAACTTAGTTGTATCTCCACCATCAATTGATGAATATATACCTCTATTATTTCCAGCCAATAAATGTTCTCTAACATCTATATCAAAATCTTTTACTGTATAATCGCCAGCTTGATCATAAGTTCTTCTTGCTAAAGTAGATTCTAAAACACTGTAAGCAGTACTAGTAACTTGATTTGCTCTAATACCATTTTTTAATCTTAATAATTCAACAAAATTTGCATCAGCAGATGATGTTAAAGCTCTTTTAGACAATGTTAAATCAACTTTAAATCTATGAGCTCCTGGTGCGTTTATGTTTGTGGAACCTTGAGCATTATCATTTAACGAAAGATCGTCATTTGGTGTTACAAAAGATTCTGTAATTTCTAAACCAACTCTATAACTTGGTGTGTTTGAATATTTGTCCAATACAACTGTTTGAGCAACTACTGATATATGAAAACCATTAATATAATAAGAACCATTAGCAATACTAGCCGCCGAACCTATTGCAGTAGAATTAACAACTGCTGTTGCTAAAATAGTAGGATTAGTTGATGTTGTAGCGTTAATGGTTTCACCGTTTGTAAATGAAACCGAAGTATTGTTTGTTCCTGTCGAACTATATTTTACATATAAAGTATCAGGATCTGTTCCATTAGTTGCTATAGAATTAACACAAGTAGCCTCCACACCTGAAGTTACACCTGTTAATATTAAACCAACATAATCTGTTATTGAAGTAAAAGTTTTAGAAGTAAGTTTTACAGCAGAGTAATTTAAATCAAATCCAATTTCACCAGGAATAACCATTGCACCTTTTTCAAAAAGATGATCTGATAATCTTTCTACTTGATTTTGTAGTATTGATTGAGACTGTGTTAACTCTCTTGCTTGTACTGCATATCCTGGTCTGAAAAGAATCCTATGATATTTTTTTGTAGGATCGTAATCATCAAAATAAGGCGAAAGGTTAAAGTCTGTTGGACTTGGCATATCTTTCCTTAAAACTCAATTATTAATTTAATATTTTCAGTTTGGTCTGATGCTCTTGTTATTGGCGCTCTATTTTCAACGTATAAAACATCACCACTGTGTGTATCTATTTCAGGATCAGAATATCCGGAAGTAAATGACACATAGTTAACAGTTTCAGTTGCACTTGCTGGCGTTCCAGTAGCACTTGATGTTGCCCCTGTAATACCGTATGTTCCTGAAAATGCTGTTTTGTTTCCATTACTATCTAAACCTTCATTACTAAATCTTGGTTGTATATAATATAAAATTCTATTTGTTGAATCCCAACTTACAACAATTCCTGTTGCACCTGTTGTTGCTTGAGTTATTTTTTCATCAACTTGAAAAGTTCCTGGAGTTGGAGAAGAAGCAAATCTAAGTGCTTTAGTTCCTCTTAGTGTAGATGTTGATGCAGCTAAACCACCAGATTTTGGATCTCGTATTAAAGCAATTTTTCTAAAATCGTTATTTGTAACAAAGTCAGCACTATTAGCTAATTCAGAACCTTGAAGATTTGTATTCATCATTATAAAATATCCACCTAATTCTTTTACAGCGTCAAATCCGTGTCCGCCTATTGGTTCAATCATAACATCTAATTCAACTCCTGTTAAACCTGAACCACCAGCAGAAATAATATCGGCAACAGTTATATAACCATAAGTGTAACCTGAACCTACGTTAGTAACAGCAACAGAAGTAACAGCGTTACTTCCAATTATTACTGTAACTCTACCATTAGTACCATCTCCTCTGATAGGAATATTTGTATATGTTCCGTTTGTTCCACTTGTACCTGCTGTTTTAATTTTTACTACGTGAACTCCACCATCAACAGCAGCTGATGAAACTGTAGAGTTTGTTGAAACAGCCATAAAATCTGTTGATAAAAAATTTGCTTGTTGAGAAGCATCTAAAGTGTACATATATTTCCACTTATAACCATCAGCTGTTGTTAAAACAGAGGTTGAAGTTCCTGTTGGTTGTATTGTAGAAGCAATATTATTGTTATTATCTAAACATTTGTAAACGTTATAAACTGGTGTTAAGACATAAAATAAAGAATCAAATAAATTTGATGCTCCACTATTTGATGTCAATGTTGTTGTTGTACCTGTAATTCTATTACCATAATCAGCTCTATAATAATCGTAAATTTGTCCTGAAACCCAATTTCTTCTCGGAACAACATAAGATACATCCGAACTTGCTATTTTTTTAACAGCTAAAAGATCATCATAAATGTATAACTCATCTTTAATTGAATCTGTTGGTGTAAGTGGTGCAAGGTCTGTACCTTCATTTTCTGTTCTTCCATCAGGTCTTGTTGATGTTCTAAAAGTTTGTGGTCTTCCTATTCCTAGATAATAAGTATTTGGTGAAGCTTCAGAAAAAGATTCATAAAACTGATCACTATTGTGTTTTCTAAATTTATTTGTTATAATTGCTGGCATAGTTTTCCTTAAATTCTAATTATATTTATACACGATAATCATGTGGTTATGGTTGAGTTACTGTAATTTCTGTTGGTAAAGCAATATATGTTTTTAGATTATCAACGTTAATGTCTTGTATTTGTGTTAATTCACCATCAATATCTGTATTTTTAGTACCTATAATTCTAAAATCAGCCCAATTTGCCATTGTCATAGGAGATATATACGTTGCAGTTGTATGATTATTACCTACATTACCAGATTGTGCATTGCCACTTCCACTAAATGTAGTAAAACCAAAACGATTTATATTTCTCATACGTGGACCAGCACTTGCATATCCAAATCTTCTGTAATCTATATTTTCATCTCTTATATTTAATTGAGGAGTTAATTCTAATGAATATAATAACTCAGTTCTTAGTGTAGTGTCTCGTGTAGTACTTACAAACAAAGTAATAGGATTGTTTAATGAAAGTGTTTGTCCTAAAACAGGAGTATTACTTAAAGTAGTGCTGTCAGTAAGTGTTCCTAATTTTCTACGGAAATATGTACCAATGAAATATATATTTTTAAGAATATCTAATAAATTTTGTTGTACTGCTTGAGCTTTTGCAGAAATTCGTGATGATAATAATACTTGGTTTTGAAAATAAAATCCTGCTGGGTGCATAGTCTTTTTAAAACTATTACGCCAGTCATTAATAGAACGTCCAACACTTATTACATAAGAAAAATCTTGATATAATAAATTATCTTCTATTTTCATTGTACTTTCAGAAACTTTACCATCAGAATTTAAAAAAGCACCTGTTGTGTCTAAAATAGATACAACATCTACTTCAGCTGTTGCTTGATTAAATATTGCAACAGTAGCATAAGCACCTGTATTTTGACCGGTAATAACAACATTAGTTCCAAAAGTTCCTGTTAAATTTTTTAATCTTAAAATATTTGTATTATTGTTTATACTAACAATTGTTGCAGATACTATAGAAGAACCATCTGAACCTAAACCTGTAATTGTTTCTCCTACAATAAAATTTCCTACACGATTTAAAAATAAAATGTTTGTAGATAAAGATAAAGTTGGAGATGGAGAATTTTCATAACCTTTTCCTGGTTCTATAACCTTTAATGATCGAACACTTCCTATATTATCACCATAACTTTTTATAGCAGCGTTCATACCCAATACAGTGTTAATTGTAACCGTAGGTAATGATGTATAGTTTGATCCTTCATTTATAAATCTAATATCTGTAATATCTTTAATACCTGTTCCGGCTTCTTGTACTAAAACATTTCCTGAATAATAATCTCCTTCTTGTGTGGCATCTTCTAAAACTATACGATCTTCTCCTAAAGTTTCATCTACAAATCCTCCATTGACTATAGAAACTTTTGCTACTGCACCACCACCATTAGTATTAGCATTATTAAAAACCAAATCATCACCTATATTATAACCTTGTCCAGGATTATCAATAAAAAGGTGTGTAATTTTTCCATGACCTATAGCTTGTGTTTGAATTAATGCTCCCTCTCCACCACCAGAAACAGAAACAGAATTTTCAGAAATGTATAAACTACCACCATTAGTTATTACAGGATTATTAGGTATACCTGTAACCGTTAATTTTATGTAATAAGAATCTTGATCCTTTTCAGTTCCCAATAATTCTTCCCCAATTTGAAAATTACCATCTATAGTTTCGGCATTCAATATAAATTCTGTTACTGTATCGGCACCAATTTGAAATGTAGTTACCGTTTCTACAATAGCTGTAGACCCGGATGTTTGTCCTGTTATTGTTCTTCCTATCAATTTATTTGTTTCGCCTTGTACCGTAATAGCTCTTAATATTGTACTTGTATTCCATTTACCATCAGAAGCTCTTAGTATTTGTTCTCTTGGATATGTTGTGGTAGCCCCTTCATTAAATAAAAGTCTAAAAAATAAATTATTACCCTCAGAAGTTCCTTTTAAACCATATATGTATTTTATATTCTTAATTAAATTTCTTATATTCAAACTAGAATCCAAATTATCAGGTAAAGTATTTAAAAATTCGTTTTTAAAATGATTTAAAAAATTAGCTATAACTTTATCAGGATCTCTAAAATTTAATAATTCTTGTATAGTTTGTACAGGATTAGGTTTATAATTAATTATTGTGCCTGTTGCATTTGAAGTTTGACCCACAATAGTTTCACCTATTATAAATTTATCTTGTGCAGATATGAATAAACGATTATTAACTAAATCTTCCGCTAATATTGTTGATGTTGCATTTGAAGTTTGACCTATAATAATTTCGCCATTTGTAAATTTTCCGTAAGACGAACTTTCTAAAAGTACTTTATCACCTTCATCTATTGGTGTTATACTAGAACCAATCTTTGAAGCATTTAATATTATTTTATCTTTAATATTTGTATCAGCTTCTAAAATAATACCATCAGTTGTCTCTGTGGCCGTAACAGACAATTCGGCCGATTCCATAAATTTGTAATAAGCTTTTAAAAATTCTACAAAATTAGGATGATCTTCTACAACAAATTGAGGTACTTGTGAATTTATTAAATTCGTTAACTTATTATTAAATTTAGACATCTTTATCTACTTGATATAGTTGTATAACCTATTCCCGCATCAGAAGAACCAGTAACAAAGGCATCTACTTCTACAGCGATTGAAGAATTTATTAAATCTATTTCTAATGTTTGATCTCTAACAGGAACTATATCATTTGATTGAGGAACTACAATTAATTCTATAAAAGTAGAAACATTACCTCTAATATTTTCAATAGATGTAATATTTAAAGTACTTAATGTTATTTGGCCTGTTGTATAATTTATTGTGCCTTGATTTGTTATTGAATACACTCTGGTAGAACCTGTTAATCTATATCGTCTAACATTACCAACACCATCATCATCTAAGTAATAAATGTTTGTGGTATCTCCATTTATTTTAAATCCTGATGATTGCAAAATACCACCATTAGAAGCATTATATCCTGTAACAGGATTGTATAAAGCATTTCTAAAATAGATATTATATTTCTGTGTTGAATTTAATATTGGAGTAAATGTTTTTTTTATTTTAATTGTAGTTATGTTAGATATAATACTTGTGTCAGTATTATCAATTAAACCTACAATTTTTGAATATCTAAAAATACCATCAAATCTTTGTAATGTAGTGTTATTATAATTTGATATATTAGTTATAACATTTGTTTTTAAAGTATCTGCTGAATAGGAAGTTAATCTTGAATCATATTTAATATTACTTGTTAATAATATGTAAGTAGTTTCAGGATCAACAATAATAGGCCTTACAGCAGCAACGTTATATTGTTTTAACTGAGAAACGATGGATTGTTTTGTATAATTTGTTAAGGTAGAACCTGATGCTGCTTTGATTGCTATTTTAACGGCACCATAAGTTGGAGTTTCGTCATTTTCTCCGCCCCAAGCACTTACTGATAAAGCATTTGGATAAATGTCTCTAACTAATGCCTCATAATCTGTTGTAGTAACGGCACGATTTTGAGCCGCATAAAATAATGGCGCATTAAATCTAATAGATTCTTTTGATTCGGCCGCACCACCTCCTTGAGATACCGAATTTGTAGTTATTAAAACATCTGAATAACCATTAATCGTATTCGATACCGAAAAAGAAGAAGCGCCGTTTGATTGATCTCTATTTGTTACAATATATTGAAGTATAACAATATTGCCGTCATCTAATTTTTTACCAATTATATTATCTCCAAAATAAACTTCAAATTTACCATCTTCAACTTCTTGTATTAAATAAATTGGTACTGTACTAAAATCTCTAGTTTGAACTGTAACATCAAATCTATTAAATATTGTTTGTGTAAGATCGGTTGCACTATTTTGAACCGTTACTGATAATGTTGTCATATCAGTAGTATTACTAGGAATTATAAATTTTTGATCTGTATCAGTTGAATCAACAGTGTATCTATAAGTAACTAAAGTTCCTTCATAAACATTTACGTTTTCAAATTTGTAAAGGCCACTTGAAGGAGAAATTGTATAATCTTCATTTGTAATATATTGATAGGTTGTTCCATTTACAGAAGTTGTAAAGGGTGTTCCTTTAATCATAGTTAAAGTAGAACCGGCCGCATCATTTACTTGAACAGTAATATTTGCAACTGGCGCTGTTACTGATGCTGGAGTATATCCTAACATCTTTGCAATTGAAACAATATTTTTTCTAATGTCAGCACTGTCTAAGTACATTTCATTTGCTAGCATGTTAGCATTAAAACCAAGATAGTGTGTATTATAAGCTAAGACATCTAAAAGAACGGAAAAACCTGAACCTTCAAAATTATAATCTGAAAATTCAGCTTGGCTTTGTAAAAACTTTTTAAGATTAAGTTTTATATTATCAAAATCAAAATCTGATACTTCTAATTTATTACTTGCCATATTATCTTAGTCTTTCTAAAAAAGTTTGTACAGTTACTAATTCTGTTGTACCAATAACATAAAAATAAACTGATAATTGATATGAATTGCCATCATAATCAGGTGTTGCATAGATTTGTACTAGTCTAATTCTTGGTTCAAAATTAATCAATACTTCTTGTACTTTTCTTTGCAAATTCAAAGCGGTTAATGGTGTCATATTTTCAAATAACAAAGCTCTAACATCAGAACCTATTTCAGGATGAAAAGGCCTTTCAAAGTGAGAAGTATTGATTAAATTTCTAACACTTCTTTTGACAGCTTCTATATTTGTTAATTTATTAACATCATTAGTTACCACATTACGACCAAAATCTAAATCCAAATCTTTATAATTTACATTAGCACGTTTGCTATTATTAGTAAGAGAGGCATCGTAATTTGGCATAAGTGGTAATATTTATACAATATTCCTATAGTTATTACGAATTATTGGTTCTTCCTGATACACCAGTTGTATATCTCGGATATCTTTGTTTATTTGCACTTCTAAACCCATAATTTACTTTGGGATATGCAATTTTCATTTCTTTCTTTAATAATGTGTAAATTCCAGGTCCGTAAGGACTTCCTAAGCCAGTAACGGCATCCCAACTCTCTGCTGTAGTAGTATAACCATTTGCATACCCTCTAACGTTATCTCCTAAAGCAGTATCTCTATATGTTGAAGGATTGGCATAAAAAAATTGATTTACATGTCCCATTCTTTTACTTGTAAGTACATTAAATCTTACTATCATGCCCGCTAACCAAGGCGCAGCTGCACTTGTTCCACCATATTGACTTAAACCTCCATTAATATAAAATTGAAAACCTGTACCTGGATCTGAAGGAGCACTTATGTCAGGAACACCTCTCTTAGGTAATTGTGTTGGAGTTCCTGTTATTCCTCCTAAAGTTTTAGTTGTGTATTTGCAACCTATTTGATAAGATGGTAAATTATTAACATTGCTAATACCTCCACCCGAACCACTCCATCCTATTTCTTGTGAATAAGATTGTTTATCATTACTTAAATAGATAGTAGTTCCTCCACAAATACAAGCATTAAGATCAGTAGTTATTCCATAAGGAGAATACATATTAAAATTTTGAGCACCTGCATCTCCCGAAGCCACTAATACAGTGATACCTAAAGCAGAACAAGCGGCCATAGCTGAACCAAACCAAGATCCTGGCAAATAATCTCCAAAAGCCCAACTGCAACTAATAACACTAGGACTATTTGTAGTATCTGCTGCTACTGTTAAAAAATTATCTATAACTCCCTGAAAAGAATTAGGAGCATTATAATAAGCAATCTTTGCTCTAGGCGCAACCGCACCAGCACAATAAATGTCCAACATACTTTCAGCATCACTTGTAGTTAATGTTGTTACGCCGTCAGTATTAATCGTTACAATAGTAGGTGGAGTAATTCCTATTCTACTGAAAGAGTTATTAACATCAGTTTGATTCCAACCTGTTTGATAACCATAATAAGTTAATTCATAAATTCCAATACAACCACCGTAACCATCTCCGGCCGGTAAATTATAAGCATTTGCAACTTCAACAGGAGTAACAGCACCTATGTAAACACTTGGAGGAACATTTTCAGGTGGTACATATTCTTCTTCAACAAATCTTATTGCTGATGGTCTTGCTACTACTATTTTATTATCTAAACCTAAAACTCTTTCTACTACAGAAGATATTTCTGTAGGAATATTAATATCTCCTTCATGTGTCGTATAAGTTCTATCACCATCAACCGCAGTTTGTAGTGTTATTGAAAATATATCATTAAACGTACCTATTGTTCCTGATACTTTAACGGATGATTTTAACCTACAATCATCTTCTATAGTTAATCCTTTTGATGTAACATAATCTGTTACTAATTTAATATCTTCTTCAGTTGTACCAAATTGATAAGTAAATTCTTCGTGTGTTAAAATAGAATTTTCTTTTGATTGTATACCTTTAACATATTCCGATAAAGATTGGCCGTTTTCATGCAAATCTCTTTTAAGATATAAAGTAACTAATATTGTTTGATTAACATCTGCGTTTGTAATTGCAGGCATCTTACGACTCTAATTGTATGTATGTCAATGTTACGGTAACTGTAGATGCACTACCACTTAAATTTGTTACTCTGATAGGCACATCTGTTGTTACAGGATTTTCATTATTATAACCCAATACAGCGGGGGTTAATATTACTGTTTGACTTCCTGAAGTTATAACTTCTGCAAGTACTCCAGAACCAGGTGTTGGATCTGTATATTGACTTCTACTTACATCTGCCGTTCTTGATGAATCGTCAGTATAAATTCTAATCCAAGAAGCAACATTTGTTGTAACTTTTAATAACATATAAGATTTAGAACCAGTTATATTAGCAGTAACAACTCCATTATTAGGCAAACTACTTGTAGTAACACTTGCAGTTGTTCTTGATTGTAATCCACTTGCTGTTCCACCTGAACCGGTGTAACCTGTATCACCTTTAGATCCTGTATAACCTCCTGCAGGACCTTGTGAACCTACAAATCCAGTTTCTCCTCTTGAACCTGTAAATCCAGCGCCTTGTGATCCTGTGTAACCTAAACTTCCTGTATAACCAATTACTGTTGAAGCAGAGCCGGTATATCCTGTTGATCCTGTGTAACCTATGTTACCTTGATATCCTTGAATACCTTGACTGCCTGTATAACCAGCACCATCAGATCCTGTATAACCTTGTGAACCATTATAACCTCTCGAACCTGTATAACCTAACGAGCCTGTAAATCCGTTTCCTCCTCTAGGACCCTGATCTCCTTGTGAACCGGTGTAACCAGATGAACCTGTGTAACCTAAACTTCCTGTGTAACCAACTACAGTTGAAGCCGAGCCAGTGTAACCCAAAATACCTTGTTCGCCTTTTGATCCAGTGTAACCTGTTGTGCCTTGATCGCCTTTTGATCCTGAATAACCTAAATCTCCTTTTGATCCTACATAACCTGTTGAACCGGCAGAACCAGTATAGCCAGCACCAGATGATCCTGTATATCCTCTACTGCCTGCAAAACCATTTATTCCTGCAGGTCCAGCTAAATTAATTGTCCAACTATCATAACTTCCTGTACCAATATAACTTATTTTATCAAATGTGAAAAATCCATTACCATCATTATAAGATGTTACCATTCCATATTGAATATTATTTGAATCCGCTGAAAGAATAATATTCTGTCCTACAGAATATGCTAAACCTATTCCTATAATAATTGTTTGAGAACCTGTACTTGATAATGTAAAAGTATTATTAGAATATGTTAAAAAAGTATTTCCCGCTTCTCCTTGAGAGCCTGTATAACCTCCTGCAGGACCTTGATCACCTTTTGAACCTGTGTAACCATTTGTTCCAGCAGAACCAGTATACCCCAAATCTCCTTTTGAACCTACGTAACCAACTCCAGCAGATCCTGTATAACCTACTCCTTGACTGCCTGTAAATCCTGCTGTGCCTTGAATACCTTGATCACCTTTTGATCCGGTGTAACCTTGTACACCTTGAATACCTTGTGAGCCGGTATAACCTAAACTTCCAGTATAACCTTGTGAGCCTGTATAACCTATTATACCTTGAGAACCTGTGTAACCAAAATCTCCTTGTATACCTTGTGAACCAACATAACCTGTATCACCTTTTGATCCTGTATAACCTTGTGAACCATTATAACCTCTCGAACCTGTATAACCTTGTACACCAATGGCTCCATCTATGTTAACTATCCAAGAACTTAAAATACTATTTTGTACATTACCGTTGTTTGTAACAACACCCACCATATTACCATTACTAATATCAAATGATAAAATTTGAGCATGTAAATGATTTGTTGGTGATGGATTTCCTAATGATGGAGCTTCAGCAATTATAACTGTCTGTTGTGATGTAAAACTTAAAGAAAATTCAGAAGTTGTTAAAGATATAGTATCATTTAAAGCATAAGAAGATAAATTTAAACTAGTTTGTGATGTTGTTTTATATTTGTCTCCTGCAGTACCTTGCGAACCAATGTAACCAGTTGCGCCTTGTTCACCTTGAGGTCCTTGTGAACCTGTGTAACCTAAACTTCCTGTATAACCTTGTGAACCTGTGTAACCTAAACTTCCTGTATAACCTTGTACGCCTTGTGAACCTGTGTAACCTAAACTTCCTGTATAACCTTGTGAACCTGTGTAACCTAAACTTCCTGTATAACCTTGTACGCCTTGTGAACCTGTGTAACCTAAACTTCCTGTATAACCTTGTACGCCTTGTGAACCTGTGTAACCTAAACTTCCTGTAAACCCTTGTATGCCTTGATTACCTTCATCGCCTTTTGATCCAGTATAACCAATTACACCTTGTGAACCGGCATAACCTGAACTTCCTGTATAACCAACTACAGTTGATGCTGAGCCTGTGTAACCGATATCACCTTGTGAACCTGTATAACCACCTGCCGGTCCTTGATCACCTTGTGAACCTGTGTAACCTAAACTGCCTGCTGAACCTGTGTAACCAGTGCCTGTAGATCCTGTGTAACCTAAACTTCCTGTATAACCTGCATCACCTCTTGATCCTGTATAACCTAATCCTGCTAAAGGTTGACCATTAAGTGTAATAGTAGTTGCATTTAAAGAACCTAGATTTAAACTTTTTGTAGTTGTGTTACCATTTGCTAATACTCTATCAATTGTTGTGTCTTGTCGTAGATCACGTAAATTCTCGTCCATCTCATTGTAAGTAAGAGCGGCTCCTTTTGTATTTCGATAGACTATGGTCATACTTTATTTATTCTTTATTATTGATTTTGAACAGTAACATATCCACTTTGTACATAATTTAATAACATGTACAAATAATCGTATTGAGAGTTATCATCTGTTTTATTTCCAAAATCATCATAATATATACCAATAAGACTTTGATATGTATTACCAACTATCGCTGGGTTATTATCAAAGTAACCAAAAGCTGCATATTCAAATCTTTCAGTTTCAGCTTTTGTTGGTTGACTTGTAAATGTTAAACCTGATGAATCTAATTGTGCCATATTAACCTGCAAATACGTTTGTTGAACCTGTAGCTGCCTTATTTGGCACCCAACAACCATGTCCGCCTGTTGCATCTTCTTTTCTATGTACACCTATACCATTTACAAAAACAGTTTCACTTCCTCTGATAGCAGGATCTGTACAAGCACAAATATCTCCAATTCTAACTACTTTTGCACCATTTATAAAAACATTTGCAGAACCGGTCTTATAAGGTGTTTGATGATAAGGTACTTTTACACAAGCATGCCCAATATGCCTGTCTAATCCTACCCTACAAATTCCTGGCATTTTTTTATCTTCCTTGGCCTCTATAAGCCTTGAAACTTCTTCTTTTATGTTTATTCATCATAGATTTACTGTGAAATCCACGACCAATGCTAGTTCTTTTTGGTTTAGCTGCGTTTCTTAATGCGTTTGCGCTGTTTGATACTTTTTTTGCCATTATTTTTCTTTTTTTTAAGTTTTTTCGAATCAAAATCTTGAATCATAAACGACAAATCATCAATTTTATCAAAATCAATCATATATTTACTATTTATAAAGAATTTTGTTGTTGTATTTTTACAACACTCAATTAAGTTACTGTTTTTGTTGCCTTTTATTTTTAAAAAAGTGCATTTTTCGCTTGTTTTAAGCAAAAATACAGTGTATATTATATGTATATTAACAACAAAAAAATAAAATAAATGTTTACTAAAGAAGATGTCAAATCATTGTTACTTGTTGCTGCTATTGTACTAGGAAGTTACGCTTTATTTTACATTGGAGCAAAATATATGGTTGCTTATGGTACTGCTAACTGTATTATAGGTTGTATTTAATGAAATCAGATCAAATTTTAAAATGGGTTGCTACTGGAATATTAATTGTTGGTAGTTTAGTTAACTCTCTTGGTTATTATCCTGCAGGACCAATGATATTAGGACTAGGTTCTATCGTATGGTTAATAGTTAGTATTATGTGGAAAGAAATGTCTTTGATAGTTACTAATCTTATATTTGCTGTTGTTACTACAATAGGTCTTATTATATATTATTTAAATGTATAAACCAGAAATTATTGATATAAACTACGTTGGCGCTTGGGGTAAATGTTATCTTGTTAAGTATAAAGGATTTTCTAATGTAATGTTACGAGAAGAAATTGATGATTGGTGTAAAGATGTAGATGAGGTTGAAGCACCCAAAGTTAATTGAGTGCTTCGAGATTTAAACTTAGTATTAATTAAGCAGCAGCAATAATTCTGTCAACTAATTTTTTGTCAATTCCAATGTTATCTAAATTAGAATAAACTTTCTTAGCTGATTCTTGTAATTTTGCAAGATCAGATTTATTGATTTCTGTAATAGTAACACCATTTGCTTGAGCATTAGCTTCGTAAGCAGCCGAATCTTGTAGAGACCATTTACGTTCCTCTTTAGCAACAACTTTAGCAATTCTTTTGAAAGCTGCTTGTTGTTCTGATGTTAATGTATTCCAGAATTTATCACCTGTTAAGATTGTAGTAGTAAACATACTGTGCTGTGTCTTTAACACGTTTTTACCAGCAAATCTTAAATAAGTTGTTTCAATTGCTCCGTTTTCATCTTTATTAAGATCAGCAACATCTTCAATAGTTGCTTTATCTTTTCTAAGAGTTTTAGCACCAACATTATTAAATAATTCATCACTGTGAGCAGTGTGAGTTACTAATTTTAATGCTGATAAATCGCTTAGAGCTGTTATTCCTTTTTTAGCACCAATTACTCTATAACCTCCAGAGTATGTAAAAGCTAAACCTCTAACTCCAGTTTTTCTTGCTAAATTGTCAGACATATAATCGCCGATTTCGTTATCTAATACTTTAGATACATGATCGTGGCCATTAAATAAGAAAGGCAAATCAATAGCGTGATAATTTCTATCTAAGAAACCACCTACGATACCAACTTGTGTTTGACTGATTTCAAAATCTCCGTCTCTAAGAGCATTGAAAAAAGACGTCCATCTTCCTTTAGCTTCTGACCAAAGTTTTTGTTTTTTTAATTGTACTTCTTCACCATTAAGTGATTTTACAGAAGAAGGTCTTTCTTCTAAACCATTAACATCTGGTGGTACAATTTTAAATTCTGGATGGTTTTTGAATTTATTATCATAAGTTCCAGGTGTATAAATTTCCAAATTAAATTGATTTGGGCACTCTTTTTCTAATTCTTGTTTGAACAATTTTGCTGTTCTTTCAAATAATGAAACTGGGTGATGTGCTATAACCCAACGTAAAGTTTTTTTGTTAGACATTTAAATCTCTCCTCTTTTTTATAGTAATTGTTACCATATTTATACCTATTTATAATTAACCGTTCTTTATATCGTTTATTAAACCTGGTGTAAAAGTTTTTTCAAACTCCTCATAAACCACCTTAGTTTTATCAATAAAATCTTGTTTTTCTTCTGGTGTTAAAGTGTGTATTGTTTTACCTTCTTTAATAAGCATCTCTTTAGCTTCTTCACCATCTTCAATTGTAGTTTGTCTTTCTCGTCTACCAGCTTTAATGGCAGCATCTTTGATTACCTTTTGAACTTCTGGACTTAATGTTTTCCAAAAATTCTCACGCATAATCATTGATGTAAGAAATAAACTATGTTCAGTATCTACAACAGATTCTATCACTTCATTTTGTTTTAAAGGATAGACTCTGCTATAGTTACTTTCGCCACCATCACATTTTCCGGTAGCAACATGATCTGTAAGTTCTTCGATTTCACAAACGTGAATATCTTTATCAGAACCTTTCAGAGCTTTCAAAGTTGCTTTCGCAACTGGATTACGATTTGCTCTTAATTTCATTTTATAATAGTAATTTAAATTACTTCTTTAAAGTATCTAAATTGCTTTCTTTTTTATTAGTTACAATATTTCTAAATCCACCTGAATAAGTGAACGCTAGACCTCTAACGTTACCGAAAGATGTAATTTTTTCTAATAAAGTTTCACCAACTTTACCTTCTAATACTCTTTCAGCATGTTTGTGATCTTTAAATATGTATGGCATTTCTAATGCTAATAAATCATGGTCATACTTCTCAGCTAACCAAGTTGTGTACATTTGAGACATTTCGATTTTACCTTGTTCCATAAGATCAAGTAAATCGTGTTTAGTAACTTGTACGCCATTGTTATATTTGTTACTATACTCTGATAATGTCATAACTTCTACTTCAATCTTTTCAACAGATTGAGCAGCATTAACAAAATCTTGAAAATCTTTAGCAGCTCTTATAAAAAGCTTTAAAGGCTCATGGGCGATAACCCATTTAATTTTAGTTGTTTTTGTCATTTAAATAACTCCTATTTTAAACATGTTTTGTTATATTTATATATACAATCGTATACCTTAACCACAATATTATTTGTATATATATCTTGACAAAACAACATATATGTGATATATTGTATTGATAATAATTTAATAAGGAGAACTGATGTTTGATATAACAACAGTCATACTATTTCTAGTATGTTACTTTGCCATATTCTATGGTATAAGTAAATTTACAAATAGTTATGGTACTACAAAAGAAGGTTATATTGTAGCTAATCGTAACGCAGGCCTAGTTGAAAGTACACTAGGTATGATTGGTTGCTGGTTAACAGGTTTAGCTCTGTTTGCAGGCAGTCAACAATTTTATAATAATGGTTGGGCAGGATATTTTTGGTTTACAGTACCTCAACTATTAGGTTTCTTATTGTTTGCCTGGCTTACAATTAGAATTAACAAAAAAGTACCAAATGGTTTCACTACAAGTGAATGGATTAAAAAAACTTATGGTCCAGGCGTAGGTACTTTATTTCAAATAATTTTCATACTTGCTTGTTTCGGCAATTTAGCAACAACATTTACAGCAGCATTTAAATACATTAAATTTATTGAAATAGGTAATGCAGAAATAATTACAGGTTTAATAGTGGCTGGTACAGCGTTGTACAGTTTCCGTGGCGGTATTAAAACTAGTTTAGTAACCGGTTCTATACAGACGGCTTTAAACTTTATATTATTTTCAGTCTTACTTTATATAGCAGTTAAGGCTATTCCATCAGATAAGTCTTTTTCTGATTTCTTAACAGGTAAAAAACAGATTGGTGATCTATTTGATCCTACTCTTATGTTAACGTTTGGTTATACAGCCGCTTTAACATTTTTTACTGGCCCTTTAATGAGTGCAACACACCACCAAAAAAACTATGCTCAACAAAACTTCAAACCTTGGAAAGCATGGGTGTGGGGAGTACCAACATATTTTGTACTTCAAACAATTATTGCACTAATAGGAACGGCTGCATTAGCTTCAGGTTTAGAAATAAAAGACGTTAGTTTAAATCAACTAGTGTTATTAAAATCTGTAAGTGTAGCCGCTGTTGCTATCTTTGGTGTTGCAATGCTAAACGTTGCTTGTGTTATCATTGATGCACATGGTAATGCTATTGCTAGTATTATTGCAAACGACTTTGTTAAAGATAAAAACAAATCAATTAATGTTGCAAGATGGTCAATAGTTGGTGTTGCATTTATGGTTTGGTTAATCGCAATGCAAAACTGGGACTTAACTTACATATTCTTTACTTACGGAGTATTACGTGTTAATTTATTTATTATATTAATAAGTATTTTAACAACAGCATACTTAACAGGTAGAGGAATATTTTGGGCAGCGATTGTAATGGCACCATTAACCGTTTATCTAGGTTTACAAGGTATCATTACTAAAACTCCAGAGTTTAATGTTATAGCAGTTAGTTTAGCAATGTTTGTTACACCTCTTATTGCATTTGCTTTAAGTAAATTATTGCCTAAAAAGTAAGTTGTTATAATTGAAAGTGTTTTACTACCTTTGAATCCAAGGGTAGTAGAACGCTGATACTAAATGTATTTGTTTATAGGTAATATTCCAAACACATTCTATCCATTCACATTCGTAATTATATTCCTGAAAATTTCCTGCATTAAATTCTGTGTGTGTCATAAGATTATTTATAAATAGACTACCAACAACTAAGGAGTGTGTATGGTAAGAAAAAGTAAAGTTAAAACTCCTGAAGATATCATTAACGATATAAAAGAAAAACAATCTGAAATTGACGATTTATTGTGGGACTTAGAGGACACTATAAGTGTTTCTTCTGATTCAAACGTTTCCGACTTTGACGAGGACGAGGAAATAGACGAAACAGACGAAGAATAACAACAATCTATATTTCAGGTGCCTAGGTAACTAGGCACCCTTTGACTCAACAAAGGGTTAAATGGACAACAAATACATAGGCCTAATTATAGTAGGCATTATATTCTCATTACTAGCATGGTTGTACCTTTCAATCTATTGTCAATCAAAGCGTTATACTAAAAAACTTAAAAGATTAAAGAAGCTGAAATTGTTATCTCAACGATTAACAAGGAGAAAACGTGTTCGGTATTAAGAGAACAAAAAGAAAGAAACCAAATTTAAAGACATTAAAGAAAAAGGCACCTAAGATACCGGAATTTACTTGTCCAGATATAGATGCTATTATAGATTCTATTGAAAGATTAGATGTATTAAAAAGAGGCCAGTTATATAAGTTTAAACGTGGTATGGAAAAGCTACGTAATTCAAACGATAAACTACGTGAGGGTGGTATCTATTGGTATGAAGAAGTTAAAAAGCTGTTGACAAAATAGTCAAATACTGATATATTATGGTATATGAAAAGATTATTATTAATATTAATGATTCTACCTACTTTGGCGTTAGCGAAGGATGTAGAAATGAAAATTTACAACTATAAAATAACTAGAGTATTAGATGGTGATACTGTAGCATTCGAAGCAAATTTCTTACCAGAACCTCTTAAAAAAGAATTATCTATTCGTGTCTATGGTGTTGATACACCAGAAAAAGGATTCCGTGCTAAATGTGAATCTGAAAACACTAAAGGTCTTGCTGCTACAGAATTTACAAAGAAATCAATTGCTAGTGCTAAGAAGATAGAAGTTGCTATTGCTAATTGGGATAAATTTGGTGGTCGTGTATTAGGTGATATAATAATAGATGGCCAGAGTTTAAGATCATTATTAATTAAAAATGGTTACGCTAGAGAATACTACGGCGAAGCCAAAACTACTTGGTGTAATTAAATGGAATATTTTTTTGGTTATGTGTTATTGATTATAGGTGTATGTGTTATACTTTGGTTTATAGATAGAGTATTGGATAATTAATATGGTAACTTTTTATATCATTGTGGCGTTGATTGTTCTAGGAGCAGTCATGTACTACGGAATGAAATAATATGTTGACATTTAATTTTTTAATACCATTAGTATTATTAATACCGGCTTTAATAATTTTACATCATATTTCAAAATGATAGCAATTATAGTAAATACATTCTTTCTAGCAGGTATAGTTGCAATAATAGGTCTTTGGATATTAATGATTAAAGATATGTTTTGTAAATGAAGAACATACGTATTATTGAAAAGAATATAGACGTATCTAAAATACGTGAACAGTTGGAACAATACTCAGATGATTGGGGTAATGCTAGTCGCTTAAAAGGTGTTGATCGTCAAGACCCTCATAGTAAACTTGTAACAGCAGATGTACTTCAATTAGTTATGGGTGGTATTTCTAAACCAGAAGAATTTATAGGTGATACAGAAATCTGTGTACCAACAGATGCAACAAGACGCCATACGGCCATTCAACAATGGTTAGCATCTAAATCATTAAAAGTAGGCCGTTGTGCCTTTTTAAATACACCTGCAGGTAAAATTACAGGTAAACATATAGATCAAGGTAATTATTATTTAACTAAAGATCGTTATCATTTATCTATTAAAGGTGTATATCGTTATACAGTTTGGGACGATGGCGATGACGATAATACTAAAGAAGTGATTGTAGTAGAACCAGGAGTATTCTTTTGGTTTGATAATAAGAAGAATCACATGGCAGAAAATATAGGGCCAGCAGAACGTATTGCTTTTATTTTTGATGTGCCTATGTCGGCAAACAATCCATAGACTATATAGTACATGTCTATTAAATGGTTGTTTACCTTTTTTATGTTTGTTGGGGCTATCTTTATATCTTTTCAGATAGACTGGTTAATAGGTTCTTCTTTTTTATTTGTAGGCAATCTTTGTTGGATATTAAAATTTATTTCTATTAAAGATTATGCAGCCGCTTCAGTATTCATTATTATGGCCGCAACTTGGTTATCAGGTTTAATTAAATACTTCTTCTTTTAAAACTCTTTAAATACAATTACAGTTGGATTGTTTACACAGTCTTTTGCTTTATCTGTTACAGTAGGTGATATCTCTTTACCATCTTTTGTTAACGCTTTATCATTAGTCATTGTACAGGCCATTTTAACATTAGAACAACCTATACAAATAAACACTAACACTATTAATAATAGTATATAAAGATATTGTTTAAACACCAAAAGACTCTCCACAACCACATGAAGCCTTTGCGTTAGGATTAATTAATTCAAAATTGGAACCAAAGATTTCTTCTTTCCAATCTACGGTCATACCGTCAATTAAAGGTACACTATTACTATCAATGATAAAGAACTTACCATTGCTCAGATCAATGAACGAATCATTTTCGTCCACTTTATCTTCTTCTATAAAAGACCAGTCATATTTAAAACCTGCACAACCACCGCCTTTGGCTTGGAGTAATACACAAGGTTTATTGTTCTTCGTTAATAATTCAATTAACTGAACCTTTGCTTTGTCTGTGATGTTAATAGCCATGAAGTAATGCTTGTAGATACGATTCCGACGGAAACAATATCATACATATTAATAAACTAATAATAATACACCAAGTAATTATATTCCATTGAATCATTGTACTGAATACTTATACTATTATTTATCTAAAGGTATCTTTGCTAATTGTAAAGGTGTGTCATTTGCATCACAAATCAATTCACCATTAATTGCACCTGCTAGATATCTACCTTTATTTACTGCACTACCAACATATAGAGTAGGCCTTAACTCCACACCTTTATAAAACTTCTTCTTCTGTTCCTGTCTTACACCAGGATTGTTTTTAGATACACCCATAGTTAATACTCCTTCTGACCACCATTATATATCAAACCTGGAACAATGTCAAGTTAATATATTAAAGTAATGGTTGTTATATGCCCATTTGTAACCGTGGTAACCTTAGTACCAATTGGCAAGTCTTTAATTATAGAAGTATTATTAGGTAAGAATATATGAGTAGGTACAACCTTAACAGGTACCGTTGCTGTAACCATCATAGTTCCAGTTGCTGTCTTAGAGTATGTAGAAGATGACGAAAACAAAGTTAAACATAATAAAATCACACTTATGATTTTATACATGAACCTATTTATGGAATGAACGAACCTGGAACAAGTAAAATCCACCAGGGAATTTTCCGCCTATAAAGATACTACCAATCTTTTAACAGATCCTGGAACCTCCGAGGTTTCCTATAGGAATAACATAAGGGTTTACTTTAGAATAAGGGCCTGTTCTAATAGTAGTAACCATAGGTGAGTCTTTATAGATTAGCAAAAGTTCTCCAGTACTGTCTGGCCGTCTCTTTATCACTAAGGGTTTAGATCAATTCGTGTGCCTGTGATTACCACGTTACCACCTGCATCCATGTTGATATTGCCTGTGGCCGTTATGTCTATATTACTGGCCAGCACACCTACATCTCCACCTGCTTTGATGTTTGCGTTTCCATTTACTGTGATATCGGATGAGCCTGCTATATAGACCTTATTATTACCATCTATGATTATATAGTTGTCGCCTTTGGTAATGGCCAGTTGGTCGCCGTTGGCCGTGATTTCAAAGCGAGTACCGGATCGATGGCGGATGTGTATTCTCTCCGCTCCTTCTGTATCATCAAACTCTACTATATGGCCTGACTCTGATTCGTATACTTGGTTAAAAGGATAAACGGCCGCATAGGTGCTCGCTGGTTGCGACCATTCCGAGTTATAGGCCTGTATATCCGTAATTCTATTGGCCGCATCTATGGCCGAACTTGGATGTGGTTTCTCACCATTGTTAACGGCCAGACGATTGGTATCTGGTTCATTTATATAACGAGGATAAACTCCATTAGGATCAAAAAAGCCCTGTGAGCTATTTGCTCCCTGTGTTGGCCTTCCTGGTAAACTACCCAATATAACCGCATCTTGACTTCTTTCACCATCACGAAAGAAACCAAACACCCAACTTCCTTCGAGTAGTCCGGTCGCCGACTGGCCAATACCAGATATACCACTGGCCGTAATTGGTAACATTACAGACGACCAGAATAAATCTTCAGTAGGCAGAATTGTTTTATCGGATGTGTGTGCTCCGATGATTCTTACTTTTAAACGGCCGACTTTGAGAGGATCGTTTCTATCCTCAACAACTCCGATGAACCAGTGAAAACCTCCTAGGCCCATATAATTATCGTTATTCATTTCGGCCTTTCGTTATATGGCCTGATAATAACACTTCAACATACGTCATTTTTATTCATTTCCTTTTTTCTACGCAGGCCAGCTGGCCGCACCAGTAAATACCAAAATACTTGCCATTTCTATATTATTCATGAGCCAGGCATGCGCTAGCATGACTTTATCTACAAATATATCTACATGGCCGCTCATAGTTTACTTTCTTCTTAATATACCTGGTTTACATTTGCACCCTTTACACTTACATACCCTTAGTGAGAATATGCCTTGCAGTGTTCTTAATGGTGTCTTTAATATGTTGTATATCATAGTTTCGTAACCTTAGTTTGTCTCTAATATTTAGAAGGCCATTCTCTCGGTACCTGTAATATCGGCCAGCCAAATAGTCGTTATCTACATAGCTATAAAAAATTGCGGTCTCAAAAATCCTCGGAGCGGTCGGACTCTGAGTTTCTTTCAGTTAACTAAAAAGACCACTTGACGAATCCGCAACCATTTTATCTATTTCGTAAATATCTACTATTCCATCGTGTGCCTTTTCCTTATTAATAAATGTATCTATGTATTCTTCAGGATAAGGTCGTTTAACGCTGTCTTTCATACACTCTAAGACCATGAAGTGTTTGTTTTGTTTACGATTTAATTGGTGGCGTATAGACGTAACCAGATATCGTCCTGATAGGTAAGGGTCGTGATCTAATGGTTCTGAACCACCTGCAGGTTCATAAGAAGGCATATCAAAGTTAATGATATCGCCGGCCTGTAACCCTGTCATTCCCGGTACGGTTAATTCTAATTTAAATGAATGTAATGCCAGTCTTTGTGATAATCGTTTTTGTAATATCTCTTTCATATCAGGATTGTATAAAGGTGTATCACCTGAATAATGTGTATCTGATGTTTGCGACCATAGATATAATGTGGATTCAGGATAGTCGGACAATGTCTGTCCTTCTCTTGTATAAAAAGGTAATATGCCTTGATTGTCGGTTCTTACACCGTCTTTACCTGTTTCTACATGAAATAAATTTTGATATTCAGCATGGTAACTAAAATCTGTTTCTTCGTATGTTTTGTTGAGTTGGTCATGTGTAATTAGTTTAGATGCAAATACACCATTTCTTAAATTCTTTAATGTATCAAACTGATCTACAATTCTATACTTGATGGCAATTTGCATTTCGTTTTTAATATCTTTATCACCGCCTTGATTTACATTGGCCGGTTTAGGTCTAAATCTTGCCAAGGCAGGTCGTGCCGTATTGGCTTCTATTGCCATCATTGATTCTAATGATCTGAAATTAAAACCTGATGATGTTTCATAGAAGTAATAACCTGCGCCTTCAAATTTTGTACTTCGTGTTTGTAAAGACAATGTATCAATAGCATCAAAAGGTCTTATTCTAGGAAATACGTGTTTATGTAATCCCCAAGATGGTTCAAATTGAAAATCTTTTACTGACGCCAAGAAATCTTCATTTCTTGTTATGTTAGCCACCATATCTGAATATTGTCCAGTTTGTGCATTACTTACTACAACTAATTCATTTGTCATCATTTCTTTACTGCAAAAATGTAATAGGTAAGTTTGTGCTCTAGGTGAAATATCTGTACGATTTTGTATTTTGTAAATGTACATTGGATTGCCTGTCTTAGATGTGAAATCGTACCCTTTTGATAGTGATGGTGTAAAGAATTTAAATTCTAATCGTTCATTACCTGTTAACGGTAATTTACCTATTATGTTATTAGCATCTACGATTAATAAATTACCTGATAATGTTTTATTGAATATACTTTCATAGATGTTTAAATCTACAACCATTGTTTCAATACCAATAGAATCAGGTTCGCTATCGCCGTCTTTACTTCTATAAGAGACCAATCTGATATCAGATAGGTAGTATGCACCAGGTTTTTTTATTGAACTGGCGTCAAGTGTATCATATATGCTCATTTTACCCTGCCATCAAATTTTCAAATTCTTCCAATAATAAAGTTAAGTAAGCTGGATTTAGTAATTTGATTTGTCTTTTTTGATCTTGTATTCTTTGTTCGTATTCTCTATTAGATACTGATGTTGCAAGAGGTGTATCACTATTAACTTCTATTTTGTATGAATAATCACTTGGGCCTAAATTCTTAACACTGCCACTTGTTTGATCTATTTCATAATGATGTATAGCATCTGGATTATCGTACTTATCGTTTACATATTGTTCAAATTCGTATGATGATAATGGCCATCCATAAAATCTATCTGTAATGTTATTTGTCATTAAAATTACCCAATGATAATAAGTACTGCCAAAATGTTTTAATGATGTGATCTCTGGAGTTTCTCCTTCTGGTACATCATATAAATCATATAGACTTGCCTGATCTAAAATCTTTGATCTAACCTTAACTCTTTTCATTAGATTGGTAACTAATTTTTCGTTACCATCACCTTTTAAATCGTACAGGCCTTTTGGAAAATAAGAGAAATACATATTAGAATCCTTGGCTTATAGTTCCTTTAGTCATAATTTCTGTTTCAGCAAATTTTAATACCATTTTAGTGTAAATAGGAGCAGCACCAAAAGCATCAGCAGCAAAAGTACTGAATACTCCTTCATCACCATGTTGCAAGTCCAAAGATTTTAATACACACTTACTAATTTTAGGAATATATGTGTTTCTATTTTCCATATACATATAAGTTATTTGAAATTGTGATGGCACAATAAAATCATTACTTGGTCCCATTTCGGGGTGCATATGATATTTAAATTTGTTTATAATTTTTTGTGCGCTTTCTAATTCTTTTTTATTTTTAGGTGCAAATTCAAATGAATAATCAAATTCTCTCATTGGTACACCTTTGAAAACCATTTCTAAATTTGGGTTAAATGCCATACCTGTTAGTTTTGATAATGCACCTTTTAAATCACCGGCGCCTGGGACTAAACTCAATGCCATACCAGCAATTTCTGTACCTAATTTAGTACTAACTTCTTTTAATCTACCTACTATATCTGCGCCAGATGATATATCTGTACCTAATATGTCTCCTAACATTCCTGTTTCTGTTCCTTCGTGTGATACATTGTAACTTGTTTTTAATCCTGCAGGTGTGTATAATATTAATGTGTCGCAAACTCTTGTGTGTCTCGACCCAACTCCTATTCTATTAAACATTCCACTTGCTTGATTTGTTTGTCTATTAATACCTGATGACTGTTGAGTTACTCTTGCTTGAGCTGCTTGTTGACTTCTAGTATTTTTATAATTACTAGTTTGATCAGCATAAGTTTCGGCAATAGTATCCTTACCTAAAGATTTAGCTACTGCATTACCACCTTTTTTCATACTATTCCAAACTTGACCATAAGCGGTATCTGTTTCTAATATATCAAATATAATGTAATGACCTGTTCCTAAATTTTGTACATTTTCAGGATACCATGCTGTTCCATATTCATAAGGATTGGATTGCATATGAGAAACAGGACTTGTATCGTTTGCTATTTCTAATGGTGATTTGTTTAATATCTTTGCGGCAGCATTATTTTGTGCCATGTTGTTTTTGCCTTTATCAAATAAACTACCAGCAATACCACCTGCCATACCTACTAAACCACCGCCTGTAAGATTGCCTAAGTTCTTTTGTATTATATCTGCTATACCCATAGTCTATAAATATCTATATGATTAATAGTAATATTTATATGTGATATGACAAAGAGTTATAAAGGAATATATAAACCTATCAACCCCAAAAAATACATTGGTGATCCAAACAGAATAGTCTATCGTTCTATGCTTGAACGTAGAATGATGGTTTACTTAGATAAAAATGATCAAATTGAATTTTGGGCGAGCGAAGAAGTTCCTATTGTTTATCGTTCACCTATTGATTATCGTATTCATAGATATTATCCCGATTTTATTTTTAAGTTAAAAACTGGTAAGAAATATATGGTTGAGATTAAACCTTATAAACAATGTTTCCCACCAAAAACACCTAAGAAAAAAACCAAGTACTTCATACAGGAACAATTAGAATATATTAAAAATCAAGCTAAATGGACAGCCGCCAAAACCTATTGTGAGGGTAATGATTTAGAGTTTAAAATCTTCACTGAAAAAGATATAGGCGTCTATAATTAGACATAAATATAGTAAATGGTTAGTATTTTAGATAAACTGGTTAGTCAACAAGGCGATACTACAAAATCGGCAGCATGGTATAAAAATGCCGTTTCATCTATTGCTGATAGAATTAGTGCTAACAAGTTAATGGCTCAAGGTAAATTGACACCAAGACCAAGTGTTGGTTCTTTAAATTTGTTTCTTTATGATCCAAAATATAAAAAGACATTACCTTATTATGATACTTTTCCATTAGTATTACCATTAGAAGTAATACCAGGCGGCTTCAGTGGATTAAACTTTCACTATTTACCACCTGTACTAAGATTAAGGTTATTAGAAAATATGCAACGCTGGGCTACAAACAATAAATTAGATTCAACTACAAAATTTGACGTTAGTTGGCGTAGAGTTAAATCTATTCCATTAGTTAGACCAACTATCAAAAAATATTTGTATAAACATGTGAGATCAAACTTTTTAAAGATTGATGCTCAAGCAGCTGCTATTGCATGTTATTTACCAGTTCAAAGATTTGTTGGTGCATCCGATACGGGAGTTTATCGTGCATCTAGGAGTATGATCTAATGGCAATACTACGAGGTGGTGTTCGTATTGGTGGTTTTGATATCAGATTAGGTATTCCTAGAGATAGATCATTAGACAACGTTGAATCAGATCCACGTTTTAGACAAAAGGCAGGTGGCAATCCAGAAACTACTATTGGCCGTTTTCAATCTTATGTTAATGAGGCAGAAGGATTTGCTCGTAAGGCCAGATTTTATGTTGAGTTTAATTTACCAAAAGGTGGTGGAGCAAACTTATTAGGTATTGAAGATATTACTCAACAAGGTATGTCTCCTCAAAGCGCTGAACAGATGGCATCTTTTAAATCACCGGACGAAATGAGAGCTGTACATAATTCTAATGGTCGTAGAGTGAGAGCATTTTGTTCTGCTATTGCTATGCCTGATAGAGATATACAAACAAAAGAAATTAGACATCATGGTCCAGCATACAAGATTGCTTTTGATCATAAGTCAGCAGATATTACAGCAACATTCTATTGTGATAAGTTTTTAAGAGAGAGATCATATTTTGAATTATGGCAATCGGCCATTTATAGTAATCAATCTAATAATTATAATTTTTATGACAATTACGTTTCTGATATTAACATTTATCAATTAGGTCAATTTGCTAGTCGTAATGAAAGAGATGACATAACTTATGCTGTTCAATTATATGATGTGTTTCCTAAAATTATTGGACCGGTTGAATATAATTACGAAGCAAATGCTGTACAAACATTTACAGTTACATTTACATTTAGATATTGGATTAACTACTTCTTAGATAAAGCAGGTGAAATTGGTGTAGGTAATCCAGCATTTAGAGATGTTACAGTTAAAAGTGGATATGGTGCTTTTGGAGGCATTCTAAATAAATTACCACCAGAATTAAGACGTGTTGGTCAAGATGTATTAGAAGGTCTGAAAAGACGTATTCCAATTGGGGGTATTACAGGTGGTAGAGTATTCCCTCCATTCGGCAATTTACCACCACTTAATTTATAATATAAAAGGAGTTAATTATGGCGTTACCAAGAGTTGATGTGCCTACGTATGAATTGACGTTACCATCACAAGATATAAAAATAAAATATAGACCGTTTCTTGTTAAAGAAGAAAAAATATTGTATATTGCACTTGAAACAGGTGATAATAAACAAATGGTTGAAGCTTTAAAAGAAGTTATTAAAGCATGTACGTTTGATGTATTAAAAGTAGATCAATTACCAATATTTGATGTTGAATATATTTTTTTAAATATTCGTGCAAAATCTGTATCTGAAATTGCTAAATTTAAAACAATATGTCCTGATGATGGTAAAACTTATGCTGAAGCTGAAGTTGATTTAACTAAAGTTCAGGTACATGTTGATGATGATCATACTAATAAAATTATTGTTGATGAAAAAAGAAATTTAGGTTTAGTATTAAAGTACCCTACATTAAAAAATTATGATGTGGGTAAAGGTATAGAAAAACTTGAAATAGAACAAGTATTCAATGTGTTAGTTGATTGCATAGATCATATCTTTGAAGGTGAAAAGATATATCCGTCAAAAGATAGTACAAAAACTGAATTAAAAGAATTTGTTGAAATGATGCCACAAGATTCATTCAGTAAAATCAAAAAGTTCTTTGAAACTATGCCTAGATTGAAACATGAGATTGAAGTAACTAACCCTAAAACTAATGTAACAAGTAAGGTTACGTTAACAGGTATTGCAGATTTTTTCGAATTAGCCTCTCCCATAACACGTTAGAGGCATACTTCGAAACCAATTTTGCGCTGATGCAACATCATAAATATTCATTAACTGAAATTGAAAATATGTTGCCATGGGAACGTGATATATACATATCACTGTTGGTTAATTACATTAAAGAAGAAAACGAGAGAAACAGGGAGAAAAACAGGTAATGAGTACACAAAATAAAGAAACAGGTTTTAATACTAAATGGCGTCCTGCTATGGGTTGGTTATACTTATCAGTATGTGCATTTGATTTTATTCTATTTCCTATACTGTGGAATATAGCACAAGCAACATATCTTAAAAATATTGTATTTACACAATGGCAACCATTAACTTTACAAGGTGCTGGATTCTTCCATATTTGTATGGGTGCTGTATTAGGTATATCTGCTTATGGTAGAACACAAGAGAAGATAGAAGATAAAAAACTACAAGCACAACAAGAAGAAACAAAATAATTAAATGGCAGATTTTATAGACGATTCAGATAAGTTAGCTTTAGGTAGCAATTTTGTTAAAAAAATTGACAAAATGCAGGCCAAAGAAGAAACTATACAAGAAGATGTTGCTGAAGTAAAACAAACATTACCAAAATACAATGTTGAAGTTACTCAAGCAATTAAACAAGTTGCTGAATCTCAAAAACAAAATATCAGTTCACAACAAATAGTTGAATTAGGTAAATCTATACTACAGGCCGTTACAGGTAAAGTAACTAATTTAACTCAAGCCACTGTTAAAGAGTTCTTACCTATTGAATCTGAATTAAAACAAGTTGTTCAATTACTACAATCTAATAAAGAAGAAGATAATGAACAGGCATTTAAGACCATAGATACATTACAAAACAAATTAGGCATAGATTTAAAATCGTTTAGTAAAGACTTAGGTGATGGTATTGATAAGTTATTTGAAATGGCAGAAAAGAAAAAGAATGAAAAAGAAGAACGTAAAAGAGTGCATGAAGAAAAGGTTTCTGAATTAGTTAAAGAAAGAGATATATTAAGAGAGCGTGGTATCAATACTTATGTTGATGAAAAGAATATGCAATTGGAGATTAGAACATTTGCACAAGAGAAATTAGAAAAACAATCTATATTAAAACAAGAAAAAGAATTACAGTTTAGAGAAAAAGAATTACAAAGAGATATTAAACAATTTAAAAAGAGTGATGGTGAGGATTTAAAGAAAAGACAACAATTGGTTAATGATGAAAAGAAATTAACAGAAGATCAAAAGATATTATCAGAAAGAAAAGAAAAAGCAGGTCTTAAACCTGATGAAAAGATACAAGGACCTCTATCACAAACAGTCGGTGCAGCAGTAGATCAATTTAAACTATTTGGACAAGAATTGGGTCAGATGGGTAAAGGTATTAAACAATCATTAAGTGGTCTTATGAGTGGTCTTGGAAATCTAGGTAAAGGTCTATTAACAAGTGCAGCTAACTTTGCTAAAATGGCAATTGCAATGGTGCCAGTTATTATAGAATTTTTATTATTAGCTGCCCCAATTATTGCTATCATAATAGGAATTATAGCATTAGTTGCGGCCGTAGCTTGGGCAGCAGATAAGTTATCTAATTTAAACCCAATGAATTGGTTTAAAAAGAAAAAAGAAGGTGAAACAGACATTTCTAATAAAAATGAAGAAGAAAATCAATTACAGACCTCAACAAAAGGATTAGAAAAAGATGCAGTTGGTGATTATTCAAATGAATCTATTGCAAAACAAATAGGAGCTAAAAGTCAACCAGCCGGCCCTAATATATTACCATCAACGCCAGGCGCTACAGATAATGAACAATTAATGATGCCTAGACAAAGTATATTACAACGTCAAATCGCACCAATTACAGGTGGTGAATTAAATAGAATGAGTGTTGAGAATATTGCTGGTAAAGATAAGTCTAGTAATAATAGTAATGTGGTTGTTGCACCATCTAATCAAGTGGTGAATCAGAATAGTCAAACTATTGTAACTATGGAACCTGGAAATTTTGATCGTTCTTTTATTAATTTAAATTCACCTAGTATACCAGTTTAAATATGGTGGCCATTTCTGGCCACCATTAAAGTACTAGTAGAGAGAGATTCTACTCGTCATCTGCCAATTTACTAAAGTAAGACAACGTATCGTCATCATCACTAACAGTTGGAGTAGTTTTACCGTTACTTTTTACTGAACCATTTGTTTTTGCCTTAGAGAGATCAGCACTTTCAACAGTTGCAGTATTTCTAGTTCCCGTAATTACCCTATTCAGTTTCTCTTTGAGTTCATCATAGGTCTTAAAATTACTAGGGGCCAAGAAAGGAGTTAGAGGGTACTGTTTAGACCAAATTGCTTTGATGCTTTCATCAGTATCAGCAATTGCCTTAACAGGCTCAAATTCAGATTTGTCGTAGTTCCAATAACCATCAACTTTTCTAATTTTCAGTTTAAAGTTTGCACCTTTCCAAAAATCAAATGGGTTAATTGGTTGTTCATCTTCAAATGCTGGTTGCATTGCTTCTGTAATCTTATCAAATATCTTTTTACCGAATTTGAATATGAATACTTTACCTTCGTTTGCTGGATGAGCAGGATCACTTACAACCATTATATTAGAGAAATAAGATAATTTTCTTTTTCTTTTTCTTGCTATTTCTTTATCAGATTCAACACCTGAATTCCATAGTCTAGTATTTTCTTCACTAACAGGATCTTTATGATTAAGAGTTGTTAATGAGTTCTCAATATACCAACCACCTTTATCTTGGAAGGCATGAGACCAAACTCTTACCCATGGCATTTCTTCTTTTTCGGATGCTGGTAAGAAACGAATAACGGCATAACCACTACCAGTTTTATCTAGTTCAGGTTTCCATATTCTGTCGTCTGCGTATTTGTCTTTTGATTTATTAATATCCTCAGGATTGAGGTTAGCTTCTAATGCTTTGGTAAGTTTATCAAAGTTAGAATGACTAGTTTTTAATGTATTAAAGTCCATTGTATTTTCTCCTTATTATTGTATTTGTGTTAGCTGTATAATCGCTATCATTATTATTTATAACTCTTTTCTCGCCACTTTTTGTGTTGAGCTGCCCATTCTTTAGCTGAAATACCTTTAGGGTATTTCAATCTATCTCGTAGTTTTTCAAGTCTATCTATTAAATAATTTAATATTTTAATATACATGTTACCAATATAACATAATTATGATACTTTGTCAACCTATAAAACGACCTCGTGTTTATTATTATTCCATTGTATAAAGTTTTTAGCTAATTTTTTTAGTTGATTTTTATCTATTTTGTTT